TAGTCAGGCGCATAGGCCCACTCCTGTCAGAGCTGATGGGAGTCATGGGCCAGATCGCACGCAAAAATGTGGCCGGTATGACTGAGGAACAAAAGCTTGAGGAGTTCGCCAAGATCGCGACTCCCATCATGATGGGCTTATCAAAGCTGTCTGATGCCGACTCTGAGTATGTGCTTTTTAGACTCCTCGCTGCCGTTGAGGTTCAACAGCCACAGTTCAACGTCTGGTCCAGAGTCGCATCTGATACTGGCATCCTGATGCAGGATCTAGAGTTTCCTATACTGCTCCAGGCGGCCACTCGGTCATTGACGTTCAATCTCAAGGGTTTTTTTTCTTTGCTTTCCCAACAGGGATCAGGGAAGTAGCTTCCAGAAATCCAGTTGCGTGGGTGAGCATGAGTGACGGTGAGGACTGGATCATGAGACCTATTGTCGAGGGCCTGTGCAGATATGAAAGCCTCCATGGCACACTGCTTAGCCTTGAGGATTTCGCGCGCATGAACGCCGCCCTCGATGTAAAATACGAAAATCAAGAGCGATACCGCAAAGCGAATGAGGAGACCTAGTGGCTGCCAACGGTGAGATAATCAAATCATTCCTGGTCGGCCTCGGCTTCGACGTCGATGACTCGTCATTGGCCGTCTTCAATAATTCGATCAAGAGCGCTGCCCTTCGTGTGACCGCCCTATATGGAACGATCAATGCATTCGCAGGCTCTATGGTCTATGCGTTCGCCAAGATCTCCGAGGGGTTCGAGGAGATGGGGTATCAGTACCACATCATTGCACCGGCCATAAATAAGGCGATCGTGCTGAGGAATGAGCTTCTGAAGGCATACAGTGCGGCCGGCATCAACATCCGCAAGGTCATCGTCGATTCAGTCAATCTAAATATGTCATTGGCCAAGACCAAGTTTGCCATGGAGGCCATCTACAAGTCGGTGGGGTCCAAATTCTTTGGCCTACTCCAGCGTCAGTCGGATGCCTTCCGTAAGCGCCTATATGAGAACATGCCCTACATCATCAACGCGCTCGAGCACCTGGTTAAGGGTGTGTTTAAGGCGTTCGAGGCTGTCACCCAGCTCGGCATGCGTCTCTGGTCCATCCTTGGACGCGTGTTTGATTTCTTTGTCGCCCTAGATAAGGCCACCGATGGATGGTCCACTGTGATCCTTGGAGTGGTGGCAGCGTGGAAGCTTCTCAACCTGGCATTTATCGCCACCCCACTCGGCGCGATTATCACGGGCCTGGTGGCCTTGCTCGCATTGTATGACGACTTTAAAACCTACAAGGAAGGTGGTCAGTCGTTTTTCAACTGGGGTCCGGTGGTTCCGATCATCGATGCCCTATCGGCGGCTTTCACCAACCTCTACAACGCAGCAAAAGATTTTGTGCACCTGTTCTCATTTGGTTTTGGCGCCGCCATTGGCCCACAGCTCGATACACTCAAAAAGGTCGTCATGGACATCGCGGCAGCGTTTGGCAATATCGCGACTGCGATCGATCTAGTGGTTAGAAAACTTGGTGGCGACACCATCGGGAAGCTGATAGATTTGCGCGACAGTGCCGATCACTGGGTGTCAGACAAGGTGGGCCAGGTAGGTAGTTTTGTCGGTGGGGCCACCAACTCGCTTCTTGGGACGCATCTAGGTGCCAACCAGGCAGCGGCTGCAAATACAAATATCAATGCAAACATGCAGACGTCGATCAACATCACTGGTAGCCCGAATGCCGATGCGACGGCCAGGCTTACTGGGCAGCAACAGCAGAACGTAAACCGTGACTTTGTCCGCAATATGAAGGGTGCGACGCGATGAGTTTCCTGAGCCAGCCACTCCAGACGATATTCATCAAGCCTAAGCGCATGATCGGATCGATCGCAGTTCAGGTCACCGTCAACGAGCAAGCGGTGGACACTCTCACGATCACCAAGCAGCCAGTGCAGCAGGGCGCCTCGATCACTGACCATGCGTATCTGGAGCCCACGTCGTTCTCACACACGATCTATTTTGCCGCTGCCGGCATCGAGGGGCTGATCAGTGGCAACTCGCTGGGGCAGGTCTATCAGAGCTTGCTGACGCTCCAAGCGAATGCCGTGCCGTTCGACATAGTGACGCCCAAGCGGATCTATCACAATATGCTCCTGGCCTCACTGACACAAACCACTGACAAGCTGACCGAGAACTGTCTAGCGATCCATGCGACCTATCAGCAGGTCATCCTGGTGCCAGTACTAGCCACCAGCGTGCAACGATCAAATCTCAAAAACCCCGGCGCGAACGGTGCGACGCAAAGTGGTGGGGCCAAGTCGGCTCTTGCAATCGCCGCCAGCATTTTCACGGGAGGGTAACTGATGCCAACGCTAAGCAATTATCTCATCCCACTGGTCAACATACCGCAGACCTTTTCAGTCAACCTGGCTGGGATCAACTACACGATGACGGTCAAGTGGTGCGACATAGGGCAGAGCTGGATTCTCGATCTCGCCGATGCCAGTCAGAATGTGCTGGCCGCAGGACTCCCATTTATAACAGGTGCCGATTTACTCGATGGCCTAGCCTACCTAGGCGTGCAAGGATCGTTGTTCTCATATACCAATGGGCTACCATTTGCGGTGCCCACGCTCGACAATTTGGGTAGCGATGCAAATCTCTATTTCCAAACGAGTGTCGCGAATAATGGTGATTAACAATGCCAGGCATCCAAACCATCAGCTCTGGCGGCGGCTCAGTCACGGCGGCCAACGATCCAAATAGCAATTTTCAATACCAACGCCACTTCAGCCTAGTGGTCTATGGCACCAACCTTAATGGTCTTGATCTGTCGGCATTGCGCTGTAAATTTGGCGTCAAGCGATCGAGCAACATGACTCCGAACTGTGCTGATATTCGCATATACAATCTGGACCAGAACACGGCACTGCAAATCAAACAGCAATACAGCAAAGTGATCATCCAGGGGGGTTATGACTCTAACTATGGCGTCATTTTTAAAGGGAACATCAAGCAGGTCATCATTGGCCGTGAGAGCGCTACTGATACTTTTGTTGACCTTAACTGTGGCGACGGAGATCTGGCTTACAATTACGCAATTGTAAACACCAGCGTGGCCGGTGGCTCATCTATGCTCGACCAGCTCCATCAGATTACTGCCCCTATGGCAAGTCTCGGCACTGCACTCGGCGCCCAGCAACCCACGTTTCAGCCCACAGTCCTCCCGCGGGGCAAAACGCTATGGGGTGGATCTAAGGACTATTTGAGGACACTCGCGCAGCAGAATGCACTCACGTGGTCGATTCAGAACGGGCAAGTGCAGTTCATCCCACAGCAGGGGTACTCGCCAGGCATATCGGTGGTGCTTACAAGTAAAACTGGTATGATTGGAACTCCGCAGCAAACAAATATTGGCGTGAACGTTGTGTGCCTGATGAACCCGCTGATCAATCCTGGGAGCACAATCAAGATCGACAACGCTTCGGTGGCAGGTCTTAAAATAGATCTGGGCAATCCAAAGGATCCCGTAAATCTGGCCCCGCCCTTGACTGCAGATGGAGTTTACTACGCCCTCGTCATAGAGCAGACTGGTGATAATAGGGGCGTGGACTGGTACTCGAAATTGATCTGTTGCACAGTGAATCCGGCCACGAATCCTATCAACTCAGTCCCAGTTTCATATGGTCCATAGGAGGAGCGAATGACCTACATTTTCATAACTATTCTACTGGCCGCCCTCATCGTGATCGGAATCGATGTCTACCTAGCCTATACGGGCGGATTTAACGCCACCTTCTCCTGGTGGATGTACACCCACGCGGTGATGTACCCCATCATTCCGTTTGCTGTAGGATTCATCTTTGGTATCCTCGGCGGTCACTTATTCTGGGACCAGGCCCTCAACGTTATTGTCCAGGGGGGAACCAGCCAGTAATGGAAGACCCACGGCAGTATCTAAACGACAACGAAGAGGCGCTGCGCCTGGCGATGGAGAACAACCGCGCCGGTCTATGGACTGCCATGCCTGCTATTGTGCAGAGTGTGAACCTGGCAAAGATGACCTGTGTCGTGCAGCTGGCGATCCAGGGACGATATGAAGATCAGCAGGGCAAACTCAACTGGGTCAACATCTCAAAAATCAGCGACGTGCCGATTTGCTTTCCCAGCGCTGGTGGGTTCACCATCACATTCCCTATGGCCATTAATGACGAGGTCCTAGTGATTTTTGCATCAAAATGCATAGATGCGTGGTGGCAGAACGGTGGCTATCTCAACAAGCCAATGGAATATCGGATGCACGATCTGTCGGATGGGTTTGCCATCCCAGGTCCTAAATCACTACCCAACGTACTAACCGGGATCAGTGCCACTGACATCCAGATCCGCAACAAGGCCGGCACCACATTTCTATCGATCGGCGTGGACGGTAAAATTGGATTTGCCAACGCGACCACCACACTAAAAACTGTACTCAATAATTTCGAATCGGCAGTCAACACGTTTGCCACATCCTGCGGGTCAGCCACATCCGTGGCCAATATAGCCGCAGCTGGAACCGTACTCTCGACTTCACTAACGGCTGTGGCCACTGCGATAGGAGCATTACTCAAATGACCGTCAGACAGCTATCGCCAACGGGTGATTTTACATTTGGAGCAAGCCAACTAAACTTCTTAGTCAACTCTCCGGCTGCAGTCGCACAGGTCGTGCAGACCAGTCTATTGCTGTGGCTTGGGGAATGGTATCTAGACGTGACGGTGGGGATGCCATGGATCCAAGGGGTGCTCGGCAAGCACAACCAGGAAACTGCCGACGTCACGATCCAGGACTATATTCTTGGTGTTCAGGGCGTGACCGATATTTCGACATACAGTAGTGTGAGTCAACAGCCACAGAGGAACTACTTGGCGCAAGCGACGATCGATACTGCCTATGGA